AGTAGGCACGCAAAACGAAAATGGAAGAGCTGGAGGAAACTCTTCAATTTTAAAGAATGGTATCACACGATCTTCTGCTGATCCTACTATAGCTCTCGGAGGCGGAGGCGGCGGAGGTGAAGCAAGTCCCGGAAATGCAGAAGGAGGTGGTTCAGGCGGAGGTGGAATTTACAATTCCACCGGTGGAGCTTCCAGTATGCAGACACATAACGACAGTCAGTTGGGAGCAAGTTATGGAACTTCTGGAGGGAACTGTGCTAATTCCGGCGCCCCATACCCCGGTGGAGGCGGAGGTGGTGCTGGAGGATATGGAGCTCAAGGAACCGGCAGCTCAGGCGGGAACGGAGGAGTAGGTAGACAAAACGATTTTCGTACTGGTTCTAATATCTATTATGCTGGAGGAGGCGGAGGTTCTGTATATGGTTCCGGTACTGGTGGTACGGGAGGAAATGGCGGAGGAGGATTTGGTGGACAAAAATATAACCGCGCGGCACAATCCGGAACTGCTAATTCTGGAGGCGGAGGCGGTGGAAATGAAAGATATAATACTACTATGGCCAGCGGCGGTTCTGGAATAGTAGTAATAAGATATGAAGCTTAACGGAAATTAATATGGCGCATTTCACAAGAATAGATAAAAATAACATAGTTCAAAGTGTTCATATTGTAGATAATCAAAATCTTTTAAATGAACAAGGTGTAGAAGAAGAAGATTTTGGAATTGCATATCTAAACAAGGTATATGGTGTTGGACTTACTTGGGTACAAACAAGTTATAATGGTAATTTCAGGAAAAATTATGCTGGAGTGGGTGATACGTATGATAAAGACCGAGATGCATTTATATCACCAAAACCATATGATTCATGGGTATTAAATGAAGATACTTGTCGGTGGGATCCACCAAAAGCATATCCGAGTGATGATAAAAAGTATATATGGAATGAAGCCACAACGGCGTGGGAAGAACCAGTATAATAATATAATCAATTCAATTTTTCTTTACATTATGAGATATATTCATGGAAAGTCTTAATTTATTTTCTGTGCCACTACAGGCGACAAAATTGGAATTAAATCTTGATTCTTTGATTGAATTTTGTTATGAGATGAAACGTAAAGATGAAATAGGAGTTGAGATATCGAATGTAGGAGGATGGCATAGTGACAATATTATTGATGAAACGCATGCAGAATTTGTAAAACTTAAAAATAAAATAGAAGAAAATGCTAATATATTTCATCATGAGATGCAATTTAAGGATACATATAATCAAAAAATTAACAATATTTGGATTAATATAAATCAAAAAAGGCATTCAAATGAATGGCATGTACATCCAAGGTCTACTTTTTCGGGAGCATTTTATCTGAAAGAAAAATCAAGTCCAATCGTTTTTAGACACCCCTATCCCGATATTACTATTCATTATTGGGATAATTTTTTTATAGAAACTTGGAATAAAATGAATTCAGGTGAAATGAGTATAGAACCATCACCAAATAAACTTATTATATTTCCGGCATGGTTAAGTCATAAGGTTACTCCCAATAAAGAAGATACTGATAGAATAACCATTTCTTTTAATACGGGGTTTCGATAATTGATACATATTATTTTAATTTTTCTTTATATATAAATAGTATAGAACTAAAAATACTTAATATAAGGAGAAATGAGAAGTGGCTTTAACCCTCCAAAAACAAACTGTAAACATTGCATTAGATCAAGGTTGCACGTTTGAAAAAGTAATTACAGCACAAAATTCAGCAAGTCAGAATGTTACCATTTCTACTGGTACTTGCGCCGCTAAGATGCGTCAATCTTATTATTCATCAAATAATATTACTACTTTAACTACAGCAGTTGCAGGTTCAAACTGTACTATTTCTTTGTCTGCAACTCAAACCGCATCTTTATCTCCAGGAAATTATGTTTACGATGTTGAATATACACAATCAGGCGGAACTATAGTAGAAAGAGTAGCAGAGGGTATTATAACTGTATATGGGGAGGCAACGAAATGACACAACCAACTACTAGAGCAACTTTTAAAGATTATTGTAAAAGGAAATTGGGATGGCCAGTAGTAGAATTAAATCTAGATGATGATCAAGTAGAAGATTGTATCGATGATTCACTTCAATTTTATCAAGAATATCATTTTGATGCAACTGAAAATACGTATTTAAAACATCAAATAACGGGATCAACTCTTAAATTAGCCGGTGCACCAACAGGAACATTTACTGATGGTGAGAAAATTACTGGTGGTACAAGTGGTGTTCAAGCAACTGTGCACAAATATCATAGTGCTAATACTACATTAAGATATAAAAATCCAGAAGTTAAATTTGGTGGAGATGGTAATACGTATTATGCAAATACTACTACTACTTTTGCGACTAATGAAACTATTACAGGAGATTCAAGTAGTGCAACTGCAACAACTCATGCTTCAACCACAACAGCAATCGGGGATTTTGATAATAAATACATTTCAATAGCGGAAGCTATTATTGGTGTTAGGAGAATTGTTCCTTTCTCTGATGATTCTAGAACGAATTCTATGTTTTCCTCTAAATATCAATTTGCATTAGCTGAAATGCATTCATTGGGAAGTGGTGGTTTAGCAAGTTTCGAAATTGCACAAGAATATTTACAATTAGTAAATGAAATGTTTACAGGTCAGCCAACATTTAGATATAACCGTCATGCAGATAAACTATATCTTGATATTTCATGGGGTTCAGATGCCGATATAGATGATTGGGTAATTGTTGAAGTAGATAAAATTCTTGATCCTGATACATACTCTGATATATGGGGCGATATGTTTCTCAAAAGATATAATACAGCATTAATGAAAAAGCAATGGGGACAGAATCTTATAAAGTTTGAGGGAATGCAATTACCTGGAGGTGTAACGATGAATGGTAGACAAATGTATGATGATGCCCAAACAGAATTAACAGAAATTTCAGAACAAATGTCATTACGATATGAATTACCAGTAGATCATTTAATAGGATAGTAAATGGCAACAAACCAATATTTCAATCATCATGGAACAAATACTCCAGAACAAAGATTAATAGAAAATTTGAATATTGAAGCAATAAAAGCTTTCGGAATGGATGTATATTATTGCCCAAGAACGTTAAATGATGAAGATGTATTGATGGGTGATGATAATACTGCATCTTATAATAGTGCTCACATGATCGAAGTGTATATTAAAAGTGTAGATGGATTTGAGGGTGAGGGTGACTTTATTTCTAAGATGGGATTACAAATAAAAGATCAAATTACTTTTACTGTTGCAAGGCGAAGATGGGTTGAATTAAATGTTCAAGGTTCTTATAGAGCAGATGCGCCAGCTACAGGTGATTTAATTTATTTTCCTCTTACTGAAGCATTATTTCAAGTAATGTATGTAGAAGATGAAACTATATTTTATCAAACTGGTGGATTACAAACTTATGATATTCTATGTGAAATGTTCTTTTATTCTGATCAAACACTTAATACTGGTATTGAAGAAATAGATAGAGTTGAACGAGTACAATCTTATTCTATAGATTTTACGATGAATACAGGAAGTGGAAATTTTACAGTTGGTGAACAAGTGTATCAAGGAACTTCATTTAGTGAAGCAACAATAAAAGGAGAGGTTGCCTCATGGAGCTCAACTTCTAAAATATTAAATCTTATTAATATGACCGGAAACTTCTCCGGAACTTCAAACATCATTGGAAATGATTCTGATGCATCATGGTCAATTACTTCATTTGATGCTCAAAAGTCAGCCGCAGATACACAAGCGGCCGCAGATAATGCAGAAATAGAAGCTGCAGCAGATGCTATTATTGACTTTACCGAAGGTAATCCATTCGGGAGTTTATAATGCTGGGGATAACATATTATCACGAAACTATTAGAAAATATGTAGCAGTTTTTGGAACTCTTTTCAATGATATAAACATTCAAAGAAGAAACTCCGCAGGTGTTATAACAGAACAAATTAAAGTTCCTATTGCATACGAAGCTAAAGATAAATTAATTCTTCGGATGAGAGCAGGAGTGGCAGACCCCGCAGTTGCCGCAACTCTTCCTAGAATGGGTTTTGTTATGAATGGAATTGCTTATGATGGAACTAGAAAATTAAATACAATGGGTCAAGTTTATGCAGCAAATACTGCTGCATCTACTAGTACAATCATGAAACAATTTAATCCCGTGCCATATAATTTTGATTTTGCTTTGTCTGCTATGGTAGATAATTCAGAAGACGGTGCACAAATATTTGAACAGATAGTTCCATTTTTTACTCCAGAATTTACAGTTAGTGTGAACTTAGTACCTTCCATGAATATTAAACCGGATGTTTCTATAATATTAAATGGTACCACAGTTGAAGATTCTTATGAGGGTGATTTTACAGCAAGAAGAGAAATTATATGGTCATTTACTTTTCAACTAAAAGGATATATCTATCCTGATGTTAAATCTGGTTCAGTTACTAAATCTGTGATAGTGAATCTACGCATGCCCGCCGAAGAAGCAGAAGTTCCAGAATATATTATACTAGAAGATAGTACAGATTTCTCAACTAATTATTTGTTATTAGATGCTGATGCGGGATCACCAACTGCAACAGGCATAATGAAATTCATAACAGAAACTAGTTCTACATCTTCTGGCGCAGCAGGAATTAAATCTAGATTAACAGTTACACCAGGTCCCGGTGATGTAACAGCAAATGATGATTTTGGTTATACTGAAACTTTTGAACATTTTGAAGATAATATTGATACCAATTTAACGACCGGATTGGATGTAACCCTCTAACATGTGGTTCCGTGGGTTTTTAATATGTTGTTTCATTTGTTTTGGAACGCTGAGTGTTGCTCAATCGCCAAATACACAAGAAATAATACACGATAGTTATGGAACCCACAAAAGACACGAAAATTATAAAACTAAAGATATTTTATTATTGTTTAAATCTTGTTATGAAACCATATATTTTCTAGGTAATACAAAATACAAACGAAGTAAAAAAGAATTAAAAGAAGAAGATGTATCTAGACAATGTTTTTGTATATGTGATAAAATTAGAGCAATGTATAAACCAAGAGAATTTTTGGATAGACCTCCTATAGAAATACATAATATTATTAAACCTTTGACTTCTGATTGTATAGCGGAAAAAGGTCAAATTTGGCATGATGAGGAAAAATGACACAAGATGCACGTATAGATGAAATATTAGAAATTACAAGTTTAGTTCCTACTTCAGAACTTAGGCCTGAACCTTCTGTCAGAATTAAACCTAAGACTGATGGTAAAGATGATGACATTGATTATAATTATGCCCGTGAAAATTACTACAATCTAATTGAACGAAATCAAGATGCAATAGAAGAGATGTTGGAGATTGCTAAACAATCTGAACATCCACGTGCTTTTGAAGTAGTAGGACAATTAATAAAATCCGGTTTGGATGCCAATAAAGAGTTAATGGGTCTACATAAAACCAAAAAAGAACTAAGTATAGAAAAGGGCGGACACACTACTACTGTTAATAACGCAGTATTTGTAGGGTCTACGGCTGAACTACAAAAGTTACTGAAGGGAAAACGTGGCGAGTGAAAATTATCTCGGCAATCCAAATTTAAAAAACGTAGGACAAAATATAGAGTGGACTGAAGAGACTCTTGAAGAATACATGAAATGTAAAGAGGATCCAGAACACTTCATACGTGGTTATGTCAAAATTGTTCATGTAGATCAAGGCTTAGTTCCTTTTGAAATGTATGATTATCAAAAAGATATGATACATAAGTTCAATGATAATCGTTTTGTGATTTGTAAGATGCCACGACAAACGGGCAAATCAACCACTATTATTTCTTTTCTTCTTCATTACATTTTATTTAATGAGAGTGTTAATGTCGCTATTCTTGCCAACAAAGGTGCAGTAGCAAGAGAACTTCTTTCAAGACTACAACTTGCATACGAACATTTACCTAAATGGTTACAACAAGGAGTAGTAGTATGGAATAAAGGTAATATTGAAGTAGAAAACGGATCCAAAGTTATTGCCGCAGCTACTTCTAGTTCTGCTGTTCGTGGTTCTTCTTTTAACATTATTTTTCTTGATGAGTTTGCTCACGTTCCTCAAAACATTGCCGAACAATTCTTCACTTCTGTATATCCTACCATTTCTTCTGGTGAATCTACCAAGGTTCTGATTGTTTCAACTCCACTTGGATTGAATATGTTCTATAAGATGTGGATAGAAGCAGAAGAGGGTAGAAATGATTATGTACCGATTGAGGTTCATTGGTCAGAAATGCCGGGTAGAGATGGTAAATGGAAAGAAGAGACAATACGAAATACTTCAGAGGTTCAATTCACACAAGAGTTTGAATGTGAGTTTGTGGGTTCAACTTACACCTTGATTGCCCCATCTAAACTTAGAACAATGGTGTTTAAGAATCCCATACATGAAAATAATAATTTAACTGTATATGAACATCCCATAAAGAATCATACATATGCATTAGTGGCAGATACTGCACAAGGGAAAGGCGTAGACTATTCTGCTTTCTCAGTATTTGATGTTTCAGAAATGCCATATAGACAAGTAGCAGTGTATAGAGATAATCAAATTTCACCTATGTTATATCCAAATGTAATTTATAATGTTGGAAACAAATATAATATGGCTTATGTTCTTGTTGAAGTAAATGATATCGGATCACAAGTTGCGGACACATTACACTATGATTTAGAGTACGAAAATATAATGATTATTACTATGAGAGGTAGAGCAGGACAACAAATAGGTGGTGGATTCGCAAAGAACATTCAATTAGGTTTGAGAACAAGTAAACAGATTAAGAGAATTGGATGTGCTACCCTGAAAGACTTGATTGAACAAGATCAACTAATTATTCCAGACTTCAATACGATTAAAGAACTTACTACTTTTGCCTTACAGAATAATACATATCAGGCAGAAGAAGGTTCACATGATGATATTGCAATGACTTTAGTGATATTTGGTTGGTTAGTTCAACAGAGATATTTTAAAGAAATGACAAACATGGATATACGAAAGAAAATGTGGGAAGAACAGATGGATACATTAGAACAAGATATGTTACCATTTGGAATTATAGATGATGGTATGGAAGCAGAAACTTTTGTAGATGGTGATGGTCAAAAATGGGATGTAGTAGATGATCCTGCACAACGGGTGTATTATTAAACATATTATAAATATAAGTAAAATGTACGTTTAAAGGGGAAATAGAATAATGGCAAATTTACAAGCTACAAATCTTACTGGAAGTGTTTCTGGAAAAATAGGAACCAGTTCTGTAAGTGGAACGACTGTTACTGTAGATTTAGCAACAGGTAGTTACTTTGTATTAGATTTACAAGGCGCTAGTGGAAATATAACGACATTCACAACTAGTAATGTAAATGCTTCTACACCTTATGCGATCACTTTTACTACAAAAATTATACAAGGTTCTACAGCACGACAATTCACTTGGGGTAGCCTTTCTGCATTTCAATGGCCATCAGACCCCACTCTTACTGCAACAAACGATGCCGTAGATGTTTTTTCTTTTATTACTTATAATAATGGTACTATTTGGTATGGAAAAGTAGAGGGTTTAGATATCAAGTAAATGGATCTATATCTTCAAAATTAACTTCAGTAGGTGGATTATTAATTTCATTTATTAACTCTTCAATTTTATTAACTAGATCGGGGCGTTCTTTCTTTAATCTTACTAAGAAATTAATAGACCCAGATTCTAATTGAGCAGGATTAACAGAAATTCTTTTACTTAATCTTCTTTTGTCTGATAATTCAAGATGTTCGGGATTTACACAAGAAGGATTAAAACATGTTTGAGTGATAACTTCATGATTGGCAACTTCTCCCTTAAACATCATAAAAGAATATCTACTAGCGGGTATAGTTTTTCCCATAACAGAAAACATACCATGACCTGTTTTATTTTTTGAGGCAAGCCAGATATGACATTTAGTATGTGTTTCTGATTGATCAACCTTTTTAAGAAATCGGTCTTTTATTTTTTTACTGTCAAATAAATTGTATTTGTCTTTGTGATCCATCTAAATCCTTGATAAATTTACGAGAACTCTTAATATTTATGATTTTAGAGAACTTCAAAATAATAAATAAATGTAATATGGTAGAAAACCTTATAAACCAATCTTTCAACTTATTATAGGAGAGATAAAATGCCTTTTACAATTAGTCCGGGCGTTGTAACCAAAGAAATTGACTTAACAACTGTTGTTCCGGAAATTTCTATGACGGAGGGTGCAATTGCCGGTCCTTTTAGGTGGGGACCATCTTACTTTTCGACAACAGTATCAAATGAAACTGAATTGTCAAGTACTTTTGGTAAGCCAGACGCCGCTACGTACAAAACATTTTTTACTGCCGCAAGTTATCTCGCATACTCGGGAAATCTTAAAGTAGTTCGTACACCTAATACAACTGATGCAAAAAATGCCACAATGGATGCATCAAATACCGTCTATATCGCAAACGATGAAACTTATGAAAATACATATGACCCAGATATGGGTGGAACACAGTCTGATGACTACGGAGCATTCGTAGCCAAATATGCTGGAGACCTTGGAAACAGTTTAAGAGTTTCCCTTTGTGGTGCCTCAAAGGCAAACACAAATTCAGATGGAACACTTAATAGTAATACAGATGTTGCCTTAACAGGAACAATGACATGGACTGAATCTAGTGGGGCACTTGCCGAAGCTTCAAGTTCAGGTACATTATTTACTACAGAATTGAGTATCGGAGATGTTATTACATTAGGCTCACAAAAATTAGTAATATCTGCAATTGCATCAGCTACAGCCGCAACTGCACGTAGTGCACACGGATCAAATCTTACTGCTGGTGCCGCTATTCGACATAAGAGATCAGGATTTAGTGAACCCGCCGCTCAAATGATAGGAACAGTAGCAGCTAGTGCCAATGGAACTGTTGTTACAGGAACAAGTACATTTTTTGATCTTCAAGTAAATGTAGGAGATACAATTAAACTTGTAGGAATTTCAGAAGAAAGAAAAGTCTCAGCAATCGCAAGTAATGTCTCATTAACAGTTTCAGAACCTTTTGTAGCAGCCGCCGCGGCTAATACATGGTCTAGACAATGGGAATATGCAGGATCATTCGATAGTGAGCCAGTTACTTCTTCACATTGTGCAAGAAATAGTGGATCACAAGATGAAGTTCACATAGCCGTTATTGACGAAGATGGTGAATTTACTGGAGCAAACAATACTGTAGTGGAAACATATACGGGTTCGGTTGCCGGTGGAGCCAAAGGTGAAGATGGTCAAAGTATTTACTACAAAGATTTAGTAAATAGAAAATCTTCTTATGTTCGATGGATGGACCATACAGCATCAGGCGATGCAGATTCTGCACTTGGAACAACTGCTTGGGGTGGAGCCGCATCAGGAACATTTAATGGTAAAGGAATTATCGTATCTGGAAGTATGACAGGTGGAGCCGCAGGTTCAACCGCAACAGCCGGAAATGTTCAAACCGGTTTTGATAAATTCAAAAATGCTGAAGAAATTGATGTAACACTTGTAATGACAGGTGATGCAACAGCAGCAACCCAGATTCATGTTATCAATAATATTGCAGAATATCGTAAAGATTGTGTGGCATTTGTTTCACCACTTCAAGCACATGTTGTTGATAATGCCGGAAGTGAAACTACAGATGTAGTTGATCATAGAAATTCTATGCCTAGTTCTTCTTATGCAGTTATGGACTCTGGATGGAAGTATATGTACGATAAGTACAATGATGTTTATCGATATATTCCATTAAATGGTGATATCGCGGGTTGTTGTGCACATACAGATGAAGCACGGGATCCTTTTTGGTCACCAGCAGGATTAGACAGAGGTAATATCAGAAATGCTATTAAACTTCCTTATAATCCAAATAAAACACAAAGAGATGATCTTTACAAGAATGGAGTTAATCCCGTTACGGCAATGCCTGGAAGCGGAATTCTTCTTTTTGGAGATAAAACACTATTAGCGAAACCCGGAGCATTTGATAGAATCAATGTACGAAGGTTGTTTATTCTTTTAGAAAAATCAATTGCTAATATGGCTAAATCGTTCTTGTTTGAATTCAATGATTCGTTCTCACGAAGTAGATTTACTGCTACTGTTGAACCATTTTTGAGAGATATTCAAGGAAGAGGTGGTGTTCAAGACTTTGCTGTTGTATGTGATGATAGCAATAATACTCCGGAAGTTGTTGATCGTAACGAATTCCGTGGAGATATTTACGTTAAACCATCACGTTCAATTAACTTCATTCAATTGCAATTTGTTGCAGTACGTTCTGGAGTAGAATTTAGTGAAGTTATCGGTGGATAAGATAATATAGTATAAATAGTAATATAGACAATTTAAAGATGGGGGAAGACGGTGACTGCTGAAGAGTGCACTTGTAAAAAAGACTTCCCCATCATCTCAATCTAGTCATCGGAGAATAAAACAATGGCATCAAATTTTTCAATTGACAAATTTACGTCTGCTCTTACTAAAGGTGGAGCATTAGCAAGCTTATTTCAATGTGAACTTACTGCCGCTAAAGGTGCAGGTAGTGATATTGGGACTTTTAAATTTCTATGCAAAGGAGTTGGTTTTCCAGCATCAGCTATAGAAGCGGCCTCTATTACATTTATGGGTAGAGCTTTAAATATTCCTAGTAATCGAGCTGCAGGTCAAGTAACAACATCAGTTTATAATGATGAAGATATGGAAATTAGAAATCATTTAGAGAATTGGATGGAAAAAATTAATTCTCATTCTAGTAATAAACGTTCTTCAGATATGATGAAAATTACAGGAAATGGTTCATATACTGGAGCATTAAAGATTACTCAATTTGCAAAAGATGATTCAGGTGCGACTAAATCCTATGAATTTATGGATGTATGGCCTTCATCTACAGGAGAAATAACATTATCCTGGGACACCAATGATATTCAAACCTATGATGTAACGTGGGAATATAATTATTGGAAATCAACCGAATCAGGCGTTGGACAGTAATATAAATATTAATGTTAGAAGTAATTTTACATGGGAGTGGATTATTCCGCTCCCATTTCACTCATTAGGAAGAATGTATGGCAATTGAATTATTTGGATTTTCAATAGGAAGAGTTGATAAAGACGCAAAGAATAAAGAGTCTTTCGCACTTCCTGAGCCGGAAGATGGTGCAATTGAAGTAGATCCAATTGGTGGTGTATATGGTACGTATGTAGACCTAGAAGGTAGTACAAGAAATGAACAAGACTTGATCAACAAATATCGGGAAATGGCAACATATCCT